TTACATCGTGATGTAGTTGTTTAGCTTGGTAATGTAGTCTGGTAGATCCTCTGCAATAAGTTTGCCGTAATGTTTATAAATCATAGAAGTATCACTGTGGCCAAGCTGCTCGGCGATCCACTCTGGAGGAACTTGTCCAGACGTTAGAAGTTGGCTGGCAAAGGTATGTCGACCTTGGTTAATTCCACGTTTCCGAACTTTTGCTTTCTTTAAATGTTTATTCCAACGATAGCGCAGTTCATGATATTCAAAATGATTTGACCGTTCGTGGTTAATCCAGACAAAACGAACTTTTTCGGCTCGTTTGGTCTTGTTGTCACGCTGAAGTACTTCTATCGTTTTGGCTCGAGCATTACCCGTGATTTGATATTGTTTTTTGAGAGCAGTAATTGCCGGTTCAAGAAGTTTGATTTTCCGCTTTCTGCGTCGATTTTTGGTTACCCGATAAATTCCTCGGACATAAGATCTCGAAATTTGAATCGTGCCCTTCTCCAAATCAATATCTTCCCAAGCGATCGGGATCTGCTCTGACATTGAGAGGCCTGTCCAGAATAAACAAGGTAACAAGTTTTGAATATCGAGATCCGTTTCAGTGTTTAAGATCATTGCAATTTCGACTTTGCTGAATGGATCTGGCTCTGGTGTATCAACTTGATGAATTACAATATTTTCAAAGGGGTTGTATGGCATTTGTCTTTCATCACGCCAAATCGCATGGATCTGCGAAAAACGAGTAATAATTTCACGTACGGTCTTATTGTTTAGACTATCTTTTAGGTGCTCAATCCACTTTTTAAGCATGTTCGTATTTATATCTTTTGGATTAATCTGGCCCCATTTGGGAATTATATGATTGTAAACATGCCCCTTATATGAATCATAAGTACTCGGTGCAACTTCTTTAATTGTTTGGCTCAAGTAAAGGTTGGCATAGTAACTAATTTGATTCTTTTTCAAGTGTTTGGAGTTTGGAAAATGTTTGGCCAAGCTGAATTGCTCCAGCTGTATTTCTAACTTTATTAAGTTGGCCAGTTTTTCTGCCCTTTCTTGATTCTCTGGAGTAAAGGCCCAGTCTAATGTTTCTTTAATGGCTGGTTCGGTTGCGATCGGACGCATCCAAATTCGCATCGATTTCCCACGGATTTCGAGTCCTGCAGACATATGTAGACCTACATTTAAGTATCTTAATAATTAGGAATATTTTAGAGGAATGCACCTCCGAACGGAGGCGCATAAGAGGTGTGCAATTAAACGAACGGCAGCTCGTCTTGTTCGTCTATACTATTTCTTGAAAGTAGTTCATTTTCGAGAGCCATGTGGAGATATCCATCTAAAGTTTTGTTCATTAACCAATGAATATCTCTATCATCCATGTCTTTGATTGCCCAACCTTTATATTTACCGTAAAAAATATGGGTTGGGTATCTTGCCTGTTCTGAAAACTCATACAGCTCTTCAAAAGATTTAATACCTTTTGTTTGAACGATCTCAAGCAATAGTGAATATGTGGTTTTGCAATCGTTTAAAGCTGAATGAGAGTTGCGTAAACCACGACGAGTCGACTTACGATTTTTGCTGATTTGATACGCAAGTGCAGAAAGGTTGTGGGCTTCCAAAGTTGGCCATAAGTATCTGGCCATTGCCAATGTACAAATCGCTTTAATACCTTTAGTCACAACGCCAGCACGATTAATCGCGGCAATATCATAATCAATATTATGGCCAATTAAATATTGGACATCATCCTTGGGAAGTTTGAACTTGGTAAATGATGGGCATTTCACAAGATCCTCATCAACAATATGATGTACAGCCATTGCACCAATTGAAATTGGTTCACTTGGTTTATAGCGTTTAGTGAAATCAAACATGGTTGGGATGATTGGAATATCTGCTGTAAATGTGGGAAAAATGACTTCTACAGCTGCTGCTTCAATGATATCACCATGCAGTTTATGGGTTTCAGTATCAAAAATTAGTGCTGTCATTTAAGCCACCTCAGGTTCTTTGTGCTGCTGAATGGTTTCGTTCACTTTGGCCACATCAAATTCTTTATATTGATGAACGGCTTCATTCACTTTACGGATGCCATCCGTGCCATTTTTTCGAAGTACTCTTTTTACGAAGTTAAATTCCTGTAGACATTTATAGTCAGTGAATCCTGTCGTACAGGTCAATTTTGCTTCACTACGTATACGTTCATAACCTTCAGGAACTTCAGCAAGTAACAGATCGTTTAATTCTTGGTTTATTCCCTTCCATCTTGTTTTTAAACCGTGTCCACGATCTACCTTTAATTTGCTGCCGAATTTGAACTCATTGAAAGGCATTTTTTCCATTTCAAATTCAACGGAAACCGTCATTTCATCATCTGTTTCTTGATTAAAGTAATAACTGTCTACCTTCAGTGTCCATTCCTGTGACAACGGGATAAGAATATTTTTAAGGCAAATGATGAGATCCCCCTTATAAACCATGTAAGCCACATGCTCTGGAGTAAGTTCAGCATCTTCCAAGCCTGATTCTTCACGATATTTATCGATAACCTCATTTACTTCATCAACGCAGAAAGTCATGCTAAGTTCATAAGGTCCTTGAGCAGCTTTATCTTGCTGGGCTTTTAGATCCGCTGCGCGTCGTGCTTTTGCCGCATATAATTGCTTTTTGTTCATTACTATTCTCCAAAAACCAGTATTGAAGTGCTCACCAAAATTGAGAAAAACAGGTTGAAAAACAATGCATTTTTAAGATTGAACTGCATGCTCTTTACCTCTTTTGCTTTGTTTATCAAGTTCACAACGACATTGACCAATTCGTAAATATTCAATTGGTCCTGGTGCTTCCTTTGGAGTCATTGCATATCTGTATAGAACATAGGTTCTTACACGAGTTTTTACGGTGATATCGTCACCCTTAATTTCAGTAATTGTTCCGTTATGTGCTTTTTGGCTAACGAAAATTTTCCCCTGGTACGCACCTTCTCTTTTTTGGATCATGAAGTTGACTTCATCACCTATTTTGAAGGCTTCAAAGTTAGGAAGGATAAGACCACCACATTCGCAATGATATTTAGACATTGGTTTCGTCCTCCTTGGCTTCTTGACGTTTTTCAGCAATGCATTCTTCTAAGTGCTGAATGCATCGTTGCTTAGAGTTAAATGGCCCTTGCCAACATTGATTGAAATGGATATCCCACTCAACTAGACCATGCTCTTCGATACGGTCAATTTGAACAGTTCCAAAAAAAGGTACTTCGTGAGCAAACCAATGCTCATTGTCATCAGTACCAAATTTAATTTTAGAGTTTTGGGCAGTAACTTCTGCTTGATAAACAGCTTCAGCATGTTTAATAAGGTTCGCTACGGGTGTACCTTTCATAAACCATGTTTGATCAATCATGCAGTCATTTTGAAGAGGCAAGTTTTCAAGAGTTTCTTGATACTTTTTAATTTCCGCTTCCTTTAACTCCCAGATAGCGTGACAAATAAATGCATCTCGATCTTCCAGCAACCCATGCTTGTCGACCGTAAAATCCGCATTTTCCTCGCCTACTAGTTCTATGTAATGTTCTTTGAACTTTGGATCTACTGTATATTTCATGATTGTGACTCCAAGCCTTGTTTAACTCGTGCTTCAGTCACTTTTTCAGCAAGCATTCTTTCTGCTAACTTAATACCTTGTTCAGCCGCATCTTTCATATCAATGGCAAAAATCCATTGACATCGATAACCATCAAAAGAGCAACTGGAAAACTTACCATCTTCAGTGAGACTGATGTTTTTAGGAATTGCTATATAAAGCTCAATCAAAAACTCTAAATTGCTATGATCACGTGCTAAATCATTTGCATGATCTACAAACCAATCTTTACTAGTATTTAGCTGAATATGAGAAATATATTCCTGAAGTTGTGGATGTTTTTCAATCAAATCAGTTGCATTTGCTGCATCCATATCCCATAAAAATTCCTCAAAGTCCTCCGAGACGTGATCAGCAACTCCAAGTGTTGGAACATGCAGGATTTTGTGAAAATAGACGCTATTGTTGTACATATCTTCAGTAAGTTGAGAAGGAAAAAAAGTGTTTGTCATTGTTTATTCCTCCACCACTACAGGCGTGATTTCAAATTGTTCTCCATCAACGTAACCTTCAAAATCAAGTTCTATGATTTCAAAACAGTCTTTTGACCACCCTTCTTCATCAAAAATTGTATTTATTCCCCATTTATAAGGAGGATAGCCAACACTAGTTTTTCCTCCAAAACAGGCATAAAACACATCTCGACTAATCATTTTCAAAATAACTTTTACAATATCCCCATTATTTTCTTTAAGTCTGTCTTTGTGGTTAGACCAAAATTCATTGTGTTCATGAAGCATTTCATCAGTGCACTTAATCACAATGGTAAATTCAAGCTCACAAACATCGCTAAACTTGTCAAAAGTGACCTTATAAGTACGTGGTTTACACTGTAAGTAAGCAGGAATTTCCGCTTGTGTTGTTTCTACGTTAGAATCGTTTTGCATAATTGCTCTCCGTGATTGTGTGACACATACAGAAGTGGCCGCTTCTGTATGTGTGCTTAGAAATTAGAAAAATGAATGTGATTTTTGCTTCGTTGCTGAAGACAAAGCAGAAAGAAGTACTAACTTAAATAGCATTTCAGCTGCCCGATCTTTTCCTGCATTTGATTCTTTTTCGGTGCTTTCTCCTTCAAATTTTGGAATATTCAAAGCTTCATAAAATTCATCTTTGTAAGCCCATTGATGAATATTTGATTCTCTTAAATCTCCTGCTGGTGAATGCCACTCTTCACAGCTTGAGCAATATCTAACTGGTGAAGACATGCTGCCATCTTTAAAAAAGACCACTAAAGTATTGTCTGATTCAGGCAGTTCTGTTGGCCCTTTAAAAATTGATGCTTGTTGCATGGTTATGCTCTCCTTAAAATGGGATTAATCCCGTTGTGATGTTGGTTTTTCGAAGATCCAACATCGTTTTGTTGAATTGGTAATTTTGCTTTGTATGGCTTTGTTGGCTTCAATGAAACGGTAATGCAAGCTATGGCGCAGTGCATTTTGCAGTTCATTTACTTCAGGTAATGCATATCGATAATCCGCTGCGACCTTATATAAATGAGCAAAATTGATGGCGATAATGTCTGACTTGGCCGAGTGGTTTACAACACTTTCTGCATGTTCAACCTTTCTAATTGAGTCTTCCATTTCTTCTATCGTGTTCCAGAAGTTCTGAACAATTACTGGATCTGATTTGAGGACCTTGTCACGGCTCTGAGCCATCTTGATAAATTCTTCAGTAACTTGTTTTTGTACTTGTGCCGGCACTTCAATTACATGACGGCACATCGCATCAAATAGAGACATGAGCTGTGCATGGTTGTGAACGATACGAGAGCTTTGGATGTTGTATTGTTCCTGGTGCAACATCGCGTCATATTTTTCATAGCCAATATTGAAGGCTTCTAAAATGTCTTTTTCTTTGCTCAAGCACTGCAAAATAAACTGGCTAACGTTTTCAGGTTCGTATTTTGATAAGTTACGTGATGCATAAAGACTGGCTTTGCTTAGCTGGTCTTTAAAGAATTTAACGTGAACAATACGCCCCATGATTGCTTCAGATGCTAGTACTTCAGCATTTTGACTAATGATCAACGTACCCATAAACAGTGGTTCGTACGTTGTATTACCACCTGCCTTTACACCCATCGCACCGAGCGAACCACCGTCAAACATGGTTTTAAACATATCCCAGTTAAACTGTTTTGATGCGCTCTCGCCTTGTCGATCTGATTCGATAAATACGACTGGAAGGTTAGACACTTGGCGTAAAGTACGGATTAATCCTGCTTTGGATGTTTTGGTAGGATCTAGACCTTCATAGTTCACACGGCCAAACAGTTTCCATAAAAACTGAATGAGTGTTGATTTACCTGTGCCTGGTTCACCTACTAATTCGACAAATGGAAATGATTTATGTGTTTTACGGATCTGCTGAGCGTAAAGAGATCCAAAAAATGCTGTTAAACCGATTAAGCCTTTAACACCATAAGCATCAATGAGATCTTTAACCCAAGTTTGCTGATACTCTTCTTGCTTCTTGTTTATTTCCAATGCAAACGGGGCATTACATTTAAGGTTGGTATGACGTGGTAACTCAAAATAATCTTCTTTATTGATCGTATATTGCTTGCCATTTTGATACGCCAGCTCTCCTAAAACATAGGTTTTTTGCTCTGCGTGATATCCAACGTAATCAATTAATTGAACTCGCTTAATATCTTTTAGCTCACGCTTTAAAAAAGCCAGTAGTTGCTTACTATTACCTTCATAAAAAACACCAGGTGCAACATGTAGAAGTCGTTTACCAAACTCTGGAGCTGAAGAAATGTGTGAAGGACTAAATGTGTTTTTAATCGTCTTCGCACCACGTGGGAAATCTATCTGAAAGTAATAATCTGCTTCATCGATTTCCTTTTGATACTGGTAATAAAGACCATGTGGGCGGCATTCCATCATAATTTCGACATCTGCAGCATGCTGAATGGCTGATTCTCGACGTTCAGATGTAGCTTGGTCTTTTTCCTCTTGCGCCCAATCTTCATTATCACTTGGCTCAAAATCGATGCCTTTCATGTAGTCATCGTATTTGTCCATATTTAATTTGAACCAATAGATGCAATTATTGAAATCGAAAGGAAATGACTTGGTACCATAACGCTTGTAGATAAGTATGCCTTTATCCACAGGTTTCTCAGCGATTAATAAAGAACCGTAAAATTTATAAGTTTCTAGATCTGAAAACTTGAGACGATCTTGTTTATAAAGGTCGTTCCAGTCTGTTTTTTTACGCCCAGCAGGAGGAAGTGCAGCTTCACATTCAAAGCCAAGTTCTTCAGCTAAAGCTATATTTTTTCTTATACCTTCATGACCAGCATTATCATTGTCATAAGCCCATATAAGCTTTGGAAGTGGCAACTCTTGCTCAGCACATTTCATTGCAATGTGATTGAGGAAAATTTTTGGGTAATTGCCTGCAGATAATGCTGAAAAACTGGTAATGCCTGATAACCACAGAGCGATCGTGTCGAAGATCCCTTCAGTGATCCAGATTTCTTTAGACTCGATATAGTTTGTGTTTGGAGTCATCCAAGCGTGGCCAGCTGAAGTCCAATCTTCTTTAAAAGTAGTTTTAGGCAAAACGCCTTGTTCGTCTAGAATGCGCTGCCACCATCCTGTGTTCCCTTCTTCATCAGTGATTGGGAATCTTAATGTAATAGAAGTGGTTTTCTTAGGTTTATACCGGGTAATGCTTTCTTGTGTGTATAGACCTTTTAACGGCTCCAGAGGAAAGCCACGGCCTTCAACTAAGTATGCATTTACAGTTTTGTTTGGATCTTCAGGAGTTGGTTCAAATCTTTTTTCCCATTTTTCAAATAGTTCAGGGAATAAATCACGAATGTGGTTTTCTTTACCACATTCGTTTTTACGTGGGCAGAAAACTACCCACGGTTCCTCAGGATATACCCAAGCTGATGCTTCCTTGTGGTTACAGTCTGGGCATCTACCACGCAATTTATCGTTGCCTTTTACTTTAAAGCCGTAGACATCTTTCAATTTTTCGACTACTAAAGTTTTGGTTTCTGGAAACATCATTTTCAATAAACTGCCTTAAAATAAATGCCGATTTTTCTTTCTAAGTTCTTGCCCTGCTAATTTTCCAAGTAGTTCTTGGATCCTTTGTCTGGCAAGGTACTCAATGGTTTCTTCAATGGTTTCATGACCTAAAGACTTTTGTACTTCCTGTACAATTTCCTTCTCTTTATCCGTAAGAGCTATTTCCTGTTTAGGCATTAATTCAGCTCCTAGAAAGGTGATCTGATGCGCCTTTGTTTAAGTAGGTCTCTAAGCTAAAGTTATCTTGAATGTCTTCTGCGATTAGCAAAGCTAAGGCTTGTTTCATCACAAGCTGACGCATGATTACTCCAGGATTAACACCTGTAAGGCGCGAAACAACTTTAAACAGATCAGACTCATCATCAGTTAGGTTGACGTTATAACGGTTATCCCGTTTTTGGTTTATACGACTCATGGGTTAGGGTCCTCGTTGGTTGATGTTTGCTTTTTACCTTGGTAATAGATTCGTGCGATGACGCTGGAACGGCTTGTATCCGTTTCGTCTACCTCTTTATCGATTTCCTTTACTTCTTCTTTTGGTAAATAAACGATGCATGCAACACGACCACCGCTGATCTTTTTAGATCGGGAACGATTAGAAGGTGAAGTTTCTGTACTCATACAGTATCCTACGGTTATAGTGATGTGCTACGAATCACTATAGCATAAATATTTAGTCTTTCAATACGTATCGGTGAAATATATGTCCGAAAATTTAGCTGTAGAGATTACACAAAGGTTCACAGAAGAACTGGAACGCAAGAGTTTGAAGGCAAAACCGCTTTCAAGAAGTATTGATGCACATGAAAATACGTTAGGTAACTATGTTCGCAACAAAGTGCCTGACCAATGGGTTTATCTGGCCAAACTACAAAAACAAGGTATTGATATTCGTTACGTGCTGTTAGGAATTGATCCAGACTTTAGTGGTCTTACGAGTGAAGAGAGTTTGTTATTAAAGGCGTATAGACAACTCAGCTCTGAAGCTCAGGAAGCTTTATTGCGTTTAAGTTCGGTGTATGCAAAAGAAGTCGAAAATAAAGAATGATTACAACGTAAAAAAGCCCACCTTTTACAGTGGGCTTTTTCATTATTCCTCTAGTTCTTGCTGGACTATTTGCAACCTATGCTCTAAGTCCATTAGCTTGTAAATTAGATCATTTCTTTTATAAATTACATCTCTGTTTTCAGCCCCTACTTCTAGTGAATTACGCCAGATGCGTAAAGCACTTAAAGCCATGTCTAAGTTCAATTCTGCATCATTAGTTAAAAGTTCCATATCTACCCCATTAGCAATTTGATTTAATTGAAATTGCCAAACCCGTACCTCTGTGTTGTTCCAGATCGGGCTGATAATGGTGCGTTCTCCATTAAACTTAGGATAAATAAGATCTTTTAGCGACGAATTTAATAACTTTATATCGATTTTTTTGAATGAATGGTCAGTTTTTGACAACTCTTCAATCAGATCATTAATTTGATCGGGGCAAATTGATAAGTATCCCTTATCAGTTTGATGGTTAAAAAGGATTTGACTGCTGGTCACACTATCTATGAGCAAGAATAATTGTTCGCAGAGTAACCGGCTTTTTTCATTTGTTGCCTGAACCCGTGGTGCAATGGGCACATAGGGAATAATATTTTCATTGATTTGCATGAGATTACTTCCCTAGAAAAAGAAAAGAGAATGTAAACGCGACCATACAAATAAATGCAGATCCTTCATAGAGGTTTTTGAGGAATTTGGAACGTTTGATTTTTTTCTGACGTTTTAAAAACGCTTCTAAATCAAGGATAGGCGTGTGTTCGATAACATGAATAGATTTTTTCATGTTTTGATCCTTCTGGTAAGTTCTTTGCAAACCTACCGCCATTCTTTCCACGGAATGGAGGTAGACCGAACAGGGGTGGAAATACCGTACCAGAAGAAACGGCCAGCCGAAGCTGCCCTGCCCGATCTACCATAGAGATTCTATCAGATCAGACATTTTATAAGGCAAAAAAAAGCCGCTATGAGCGGATATTTCAGCCCTTCTGGTTAGTTTTCAGGTTTCCACGCCTGCACACAGATTTTGCTGTGCTTTTCCATATTGCCGATAGTGAATCGTTATGTCAAGATAACAATTTGCTATTTTTAAATAATTCATTATGAAAATAATTTATTTAACTTTTCTTTGTGCTCTGGGTGTAATGGGTTGCTCTGATAATCAGGCGCCTAAAGTAACTTCAGATACTGCAGCTGCTGATAAAAAAGCTGCTGAGATTCGCCAGCAATATGAAGATCGTCAGGCTGAACTTGAGGGAGAAGATAAACCACATTTTGACTGGCCAAAAGTAGACTATACGCAAGCAGTAGCTAAGGTCGACATAAAAGATGACCAGGCAATTATTAAAGCTGTAGGTACACCCGTTATTGAACAAGAAAAACATACAAATGAGAGCGGAGAGCCAGCAACAACTTATTATTTTAGTAAGAATGTTTCAAGTGGTCTAGAAATCACGTTAAGCCGTGAGTTTATTGATGTTGCTTGGCAATTTAATAGTAAAGAGCCTGTAAAAGCATCTGCAATATTTATTGATGGTCAACGTATTACACGTGCCCTTCTTGGTGGTAAAGAAGGTGCTGCACTTTACGAGAATATCGCTAAAGGTGGTAAAGTAGACTTCCTTAGCTTAGATGATGGTACCGAGATTCATAATGCGCGTTGTGGTGCGTATGCTTGTCGATATCAAATTTCTAGATAAGAAAAAGCCCTCAAATGAGGGTTTTTTATATCGAATAGGCATCCTTTTTTAATCTTATTTATAATTCTCAAAAGAGGAAATTTTATGCAAGTCATAATCAGGGTTTTAGAAGCTAGAAAAATAGAGCACGGTTGTAATTTGCTTGCCGAAATAAATAAGAAAGGTGAAGTCACCAATTTGTTTGATTACAATGGGAATGAATTAAAAATAAATTTCTTACGCAATGAGGTTTATTTCAATAATATTTGGTGGACATTTCCCCCAAAAGTAGAAAACTTTTAAAATAAAGTATTAGCTATCTTCATTTTGTTTTTCTCTATAACCTGCCAGCCACATTTGTGGTGCCTCTGCCCAACTCATTAACCCCCATGGCTCACGTTCATTGTTATATGCATTCATAAAGCGCTCATACCAGAAACGCTTCATACCTTCACAGTAATGCTTAGGAAAGCCCGGAGGATTCATGTCTAAACGTACATTTTTATAAAACAGTTCAAAAAGTTCTTCAGGATGCATATTTTATTCCTCAATAACTGCTAGATCCCATGCACATGAATACTGGCTTTTAAAGTAATTTGACGAATGGAACGCATAAGCCATCGCATCTGCTGTATCACTAAATTTTTTAACAGCCGTTTTAGTTGCCTCCAGCATTGAAGCTTTCCATTCCTCTAATGATGGCCATTCATCTTTTATAATTTTTAGTTTTGGAATAGGTCGCGGTTTAAATGTTTTTTTATATTGTGCAAATGACTGATAGCAAGCTTTACGAAGTCTTCTATCCTTTACTTTTGAAATACTTTTGGGGTTAAAAGGAAAGTCTAATAAAAAGTCCCACTCCAGTTCAGGCAACAATTTTGCACAAAGTTTTAGCAAGAAAAGTTCACGGCCATTAACACGGCTTAATAAGAAAACTTTGCCCTGAAATGCAGTATTTAAAATGGGAGTAAGATGCTGGACTTTTTTCATTTTAAGTCAGCCCCAGTTAATTTTTTTGTTTCCTGCAGCTGCTCATATTCGGCTAGCCAATCCAAGCGATTAAAGCCACCTTCAACGGTGTTTGGATAAATACCAGCAATAAAGAAACCTTCTTCATGTGCTGTTTTTTGATAGGTATGTGCAATGATATTGACGTAATCACATTTGAGGTTTTTCAATGGCTCATAAGCTTCATGTGCAATCGGATGGTCTGGTGTGACATTAATCATAACGAATAGTCGCTCCCTTCAGCCAACCACTGCAAACAGCACCTTTAACTTTCTGGCCATCTTTATTTTTAGCTATAAATTTTGTGGAAAATGTATCGTCTTTACTACAAGCAAAAAAAGCATGACCATCAGTCTGAATGTCCGTAAATCCATTTGCTTTTAATGCCTTAATTGCATCATTAGAAGAAGAACATCCCAATAACACTACGCTTAGCAATACTATATTTAAATATTTACACATCGTTTTCTTCCCAAGTCTCGTCATTTGCTGACTTTAACTCTAACAAAGTAGGTATATGAATCTTCGGATCTGGTGCTGCACTCGGTGAAATAGTATGAGTAATTTCAATATGCCCACCACAGGTAAAACCACAAAATAAGTTTGGGCATGTAAGCCAAACATCTTTAAGTAAGGGATGTCTTTGTTCACTTGATCTGATTTTCAAATTGTTACTTTTACAGTGTGGACAGATAATCTGGGGGCGGGAATTATTCTTGTTAATTGTGTTGTAGTTATTGGGTGAATTCATTCGGCGCATCCTAAGAACATGTTTGTATATATTTTAAATTAAAAGAACAAATATTTGTTCTTTTTCTATATTTTTTATAGTATTTAGATGGTTTTTCTAATGCAGAAAAATATATGCAAAATTTAAAATGCCAATGTTGTTTTAAATTATTGGCTAAAACCAAGGGATTTGATCACATTGAGATTAAATGCCCTCGCTGTAAAACCTTAAATACATTTCAGAGCACCCAGAGTGCCTTACCTGAATGCCTAGAGCATCAAACACAATCAGGTAAGATTCATGACACAAAACCTCTCACCACAATACAATCCTAGTGGCCATAGTTTCAGTGGTTGGCTCGGCGGTAAATCACAACTAGCCAGAACTATCATTGATATGCTTCCAGAACATAAAACATATGTCGAAGTTTTCGGAGGAGCTGGCTGGGTACTCTTTAAAAAGACCCCTTCAAATGTTGAAATTATTAATGACATTAATGATGATCTAATTAATTTATATCGGATTTTAAAATTTCATTTTGATGCATTCTTAACTGAATTTGAATTGTTGTTATTTTCACGGACCCAATTTGAAGACTTTAAAAGTCAGCAATCTGGTCTCACAGATATTCAACGTGCAGTTAAATTTTATTATTTATTACGCTCTGCCTTTGGTTGCCAATTAGATGGTTCTTTTACTTACTCAAAAGATAGAATTAGCCGTATGCGCCTAGGCGAACGTCTAAGGGAACATTTAGTTTCTATTCATGAACGTTTGCAAAATGTCGTCATTGAAAATCGGTCTTATGACTATGTCATTAATCGATTGGATGGACCTGACACATTATTTTATTTAGATCCGCCATATTGGGATTGCGAAAATGTCTACGGCAAAGGCATTTGGTCTAAAGAGGATTTTTATACTCTTAAAGACAAGCTAGATAAGATTAAAGGGAAATTTATTTTAAGCTTAAACGATGTGCCAGAAGTGAGAGAACTTTTTAAGGACTATCAAATGACACATCGTAAAATCCGTTGGTCCGTGAACTCTAAAGCAGCTCATGAAGAACACAACGGCAATGAGTTGATCATTTATAACTTTTGATTTGTTTTGACTTGCTCAAGCATATCTTTTTTAGCATTAAGGCGCGGTAACTCGCGCTTTAATCGTTTTTCAGCTGCAACTTTGCTATGAAAGACACGATCAATAACTTTAGGATTTGATTGATCCCCCAAAGTGACCCAATAGCGTGGAGTTTTATTTTTTCCGATCGTGTATTGAGTTTTTAGGCCCGTATAAGGTTTCTGATCAAGTTCATTATGAGCAGTAAATTTACCTGTTTCTAGGTCTAATAATGCATATTCACGATCAAGCCGTTGCTGCGCTCCAGCTTTAGTAAGATAAAGATAAGAGAAGTGTTTAGGATTGGTTTGATCCCCTTTTGTAAGTTTAACCGCCTTATCTCCCTCTTGATAGTAAACGACGACCCCTGTCCATTTTTTATCTTTCTCTGAAACAAATTGGTCTTCAAATAATTCGGATACATCGTCTGTATCTGGAAAGAAAACTTCGAGCTGAAGATCAGTTGTATATCCACTGGAGCTGTCTAATGTGTCGGTGATTGTTGTTCCAAGCCAATATATTTCGTCGATCTGTTCTTTGATTCCAATAAATAAAAAAGTCTGTTCCGGAACAAGATCTGGAATACCTTTGGCCAGTTTATAAGTGAGCGTTTCGGCTGTCCTTTTAAAGTGGTTAAGTTTGGCTCTAGCAGCCAAGGTTGCAGTTTGTTTATCACGATGGATATGACGCAATTCTTTTATGTTCTCATTAGATTGATCACCGACAATAACTTCGAGTTTCTTGGCCATCTTCTCATCATAATAAAAAGCACGAATTGCGGTGACCTCTTCACCTCCATCACTATAGCTATAACGATGTTCATCACCCATTGTCCTGGTCAAAAGGTAAGTTGGTAAATCTTGGCCAGAAATGGTCTGGCTCTGGCCTTTTGGCATAAACAGTAAGGTACCATTTTTGATGGTTGCTATAGCATCGTGCTCATCCGCCAAACGTGTAATTAGATTAGCGTCTGATTCATTTTGATCGATATGAATAATTTTATGTTTGGCCAGTTCTTCAGAGACTTGATCATTAAGATCATGTTCGATTGCAATCTTTCTAATCAGATCGCCCAAAGCAATATCATCAAAGCTACGTTCTTTTTTTTGCTTTAATGATTTTTTCATATCTGCACTAGTCGCACGGATCCGAAGATTGTCAGGTGCTCCGCTATGTTCTACTTCTTTAACGATGTAGCTACCTTTATAAACTAGACCAGAATGCTGCCAACCAAGCCAAGCTTGAATGACTGCTCCCTTACTTGGGATTTCAAGTAAGCCATCATGATCGGATAGCGTTAAATCAAGCGTATCCACTTCAAAACCGCGTTTGTTTTCAATCCGCATTTGTCCTAAGCGATTGTTGACCTTTGATGAAATATCCACACCATCTACAACCAGCCTATAAATCGGAACCGAACTCGCCTGCAGTACATCATCAACAACTGTATTTAATGCTGAAATAAGGGTCATAATAAGCCTATTAATTTGCCTGCAGCGTTACCAATAAGAGTTCCTGGTTTCTGTCCTTGTGTCAGTTTTAAACTAAACTCAATTTTGCGTGGGGTACCATCTTTAAAAAAGTAAGTCTGAGTTTCTTGCACATCATCAATGTGATAAAGACCAAAAACTTTACCTGTTCCTGCGATAAGCGGAAAATTTTTACCTGTATCTCCCATAGCACGTAAAGCCGTAATACTCATCTGAGAACCAAACTCAGGCACAATACTTCCCTCTAAAGAAATCGTATCTTCCCCTCTCCCCACAAACTGATAGGCTGGCATATCACCAACACGTGAATTACTTGGATGCCTCCAATTAGTACTGCGCTGTAACTGCTGGTAAACCGCAGTCGGGATGCTAAACGGGAACATGCCCAATATCATCATCATGTGATTTACTCCTGATCTGCCATGATTGTGCGTACACGAGACAATTTGTCGCGTTGTAATCGCATAACTACTTGTTCAATTTGACGTTCTAGATCCTGAACCATTTGTCCTGGTGCAGCATGAATATGAATTGTGTAAGTGTCTCCAGCCACAGCCAATGAAGATTGACGACGTGATGTTAAATCTGGTGCGGTTTGTATTTTTGAAATGACTGGAGCAGCAATATCAATCTGATCCATAGCGGGTGATTGAGTTTTATTGGTGAACAAATTAAGAACCTGATTGTATTTGTTCTTTAACTCAGGAAAGGCTTGAGTTAAACCCATACCAATACCACCTACGATATGCCCACCTAGACCTGCCATTACACGACTAGGACTTCGGATAACCATTCGCTGTTTCAACCAATCAGGCATGTAATCTGCAACGGTATTCCAGATTTCTTTTAATTTCGGGAAGTGTGATTTGATACCGTTAATCAAGCCATTAATAATATTTGCGCCAAATGATGAAAATTTGGTTGGTAACTCAAAACCGAACCAATTCATCACAGCTGCAAACGCAGAATAAAACAGGCCAAGTGGTGACCAATTCAGAATAGTTGCTGAGATATTGCCAATACCGCTTTGGAAGAACCCTTTAATCCGATTCCAAACATTTTGGAAATAAGGACCAATAGTGTCCCAATTTTTGTATATCAAATAGACACCAAAAGCGACTGCAGTAATTAAGGCTAAAAGTGGATGTGCCATCGCTAAACGGCCTAACCACATTAGTGCGGATCCGACTCCAGTAATCGCTCCTCTTAATAATGAAAAAGGAGATAGAAGTAGTCGGAATGCAAAGCTTAATGCACTTCCTTGCACACCCAGTGTCACCATCATGAGACGCAGACTTAACATGCTTAAAATCAGTGGTGAGAAAACTAGAAGCAATCCTCCAATAGCAACTAGACCACCAGCAATTAATAAAAGACCGGTACCTAATGCTTTTGCCAACGTTGGGTTCTGTTGCATCCAGCCCGTAAAACCTTGTAAAGCATTTGAAGCCATCACAAGTGCTTGCGTATAGATTGGTAAAATAGTCTGGCCAAACTGTAAATATGCGTCATTAAGTTTAGCCCTTGCTTCTAACTCTTTACCCGAAGTTGTACCTTGAGCTTGTGTATTGAGTTGATCAATATTGAATGCACCTTCATTCAGCTTGGCATTTTTATGGATCTGGTCACGTTGCATATACATCTGAGCAAATAGGTTTGAAGCAGTTCGGTTACTGAAGATGCTTCCGATCGCATCGATGACATCCCCTTCTTTTGTTATACCTCTGGCATTCAGTGCCGGTACTAAAACTTTCTCCATCCAAGCGAATTGATCTTTTTTAAATAAATCGGCTCCTTTAATCGCGCCAATATCTAAGTAAGATAAATCTCCGGTCTTGTTATGTTTAACTTTTGAATAGTCACCGATAAGACCAAATTTATCGAGATTTGCAGCTGCTCGTTGTGTTGTTCTGCCCTGGTATAAATTCTGATAAGCCGACATCATTGATGTACCGACACGATGTCCACCCATTTCCTGAACTAACGGTTCCATTTTGTAATAGAACGCCTTGTTATCCATGCCTTTGGCAGCAATACCACCTGTCTTGATTACATTGAGCCATTCTTCAGCTTGTACACGTCCACCTGTTGCTGTAATGACTTGCTGAATAATATTAGCTTGTTCTTGGAATGATTCTTTGCTCTTTAAGCCATTACGCATTTCGATGACTTTAAGCATATCCATGAATTTTTTTTCATTTTCTACACCGTGATCACCGTACATGGCTTCATTAGCAAATTTCATTTTGGCCAGTGTTGGAGCTACCCATTGGGCATGATGTACATCACCAAAAGCTGTGACACCATCACGGACCAGGGTTAAATTATCTAGCGTACTGGTACCAAAAGTTTTCATTGCCTTAGCGTACTGAATTGCTTCATCAGTGGCTTTTTTCCCAAAACCTAATGATGCAATACGGTTTTCTTCTACATCTACCCGTTTGGATTCATCAATTGGTTTACGCATTTGATATAAGGCAGCTGTACCACTTGCAGCCATACCAGCGCCATACATAGCTGCGGTCCGTACATTCCCCGACATCTTGCTATGTGATTTTTGGAAACGGTTCAGGTTTTCAAGCTTATTTTTTTGACTGTCGATCGATGTATTTGCTGCATTAATTTTTTCTTTTAATTCTTGCTGCTGATCAGCAAAGTTTTTTGACTTTAAGCCAGCATTGTTTAGTTCATTTCGAAGTTCAATGAGACGTGGTCGACCTTCAGTTACAACCTTAGTTAATTGCTTAACTTGTGTTTCGGCCTTTTTTAACTCTTTTGTCAATTTAGAATCTGGATTTACCGCTAATTGCTCGCGCAGTGACTGTACTATTTTTTTATTGCGTTCTAGCTCATTAGAGGCCTGTTTAACATCCTCTTTGAGCTTTTTAAATGAATCTAATTGCTTTTGTTGGTCATTAAGTCGTTTTAATTCATCACGGGTATTTTTTAATGCTTTGGAAGCAGCATTGCTACTTCCAATCATTAACTTGAGAGCTGGACTTAAACTATCTTTTGATCCAAACAGGACTTCAAGTTTTAAGGGTTTCATTCGGCATCATTTCCATTACGATCAATGGCTTTTTGATGCCATTGCATCAGTTGACTGATTGACATATCTATAAAGGCTTGAGGTGGCCAATGAAAGACCACCGCAATATTTGCTATTGCATCGTCTACTGTTGGCGTAATACTTGAACACGTGTTGATTTCGGCTGCAAAAAAAGCATGATTGCTCCACCAATTTGAGCCAGATCAGCGGGTTCTAACTGATTAATCTGAGATTTGGTTAGCTCAGGTGTACAAATACGTGGAAGAACAGTACAAATAGAAGTCACATCGCCTTGTAGAAGGTCTGCGATTTTCACCCCCTGCAAAGCTTGGACATTTGGCTTACGGATCTCTAAGGACGGAATTTCTAAATTACCCATCATTAGTGGTTTTTCCAGATCTACAGTCTGAATATCAGGGTTAATAGTTGCAGTGTTTTCTACTTGCTCTAAAGTTTTCATAGTGACGCTCCAAAAAATATATAAAAAAACCTCTGCTCACGGGACATGAACAGAGGGATGGAAAGTTAAATTAAACCGATGTTGGCACGGTGTTTTTCGAGAATATCAACACCGTTAACCATTTCTTTAACACCAGGGATATCAATTTCGATAACAACTTCACCATCGATGGTGAGCTTGTAATAAGACCAAATTGTTTTGACTGTTGTTTCAGTATCATCACCAGCTTTGGCATTACCAAAGTCGATTTCTTCATGACGGCCACGAACTACGATTTCGACTGCAGTATCTTCTCCAGTATCGTCGCGCTGATATGAACCAGCAAAACGTAAACCGATTGCACCGATGGTGGCAGCACCAAACTGTTGTAAAACAAGTTTATCGATACCACCGAGTTTCCACGTCATCTCAATCGCATCATCACTAAGACCTAAATCGACCTTAACGTTGCCATTTAAGCCACCACCTCGCCAGTTTTCGAATTTACGACCTAGTTTAGGTAACGTGACTTCACCCGTTTGGCCAAGATATGAATTACCTTCGTTATATAGGTTTGAGAGTTTTAATTTGCTTGGTAGAGCCATGATCTAATCCTTATCCAGCGGTTACACGCGAAGCAAAGTCGACCAAGTAGCGGTCAGTAATGCGTTGACGTAACACTAAGTTTTCAAGTGGTGGAACAGGGGTGTAGTCGTAGTCGATATAGAACTTGCCTGACTTCAGAACTTCTTTTGTATTGATGACTGGATCTAACCAGCACTCACCACCTAGTAAATAATCGCTTTGAGTCATTTCACGCATTTTGGCGTTAATGCCTTCAATAATGTCTTTGGCTAGACCAGGTGTAAGTGGTAAATCAGCCGCCCACATGTGCCCTTCCGCCATGGTATCTGCAAGGATTTGTGCAGTACGTGTATAGTTCTCAAATGCAAATAGAGGATCATCAGAACAAGTACGAGATCCCCAAAAACGGAAGCCATCGCGCTGGATGAGAGTAGTAATGTCATTCTGGTTGAGATAGCCAGCATCCGTTTCAGGATCTTGCAACTGCCAATACACATCTTTACTAATGCCTGTCACACCGTTAACAGCAACGTTAGAAAGCGATTTATGCCAACCTGTTTCATTATCGATTTTTGCTCGTAGTCCAAGTGCTCGAGCAGTCGCTTCAAAAGTGGTGGTTGCATTGGTCGCAGTATCCCAACCTAAAAAATCAGGCCAGATAAGCATGGCTTCTCGTGCACCAAAAGTTTGACGGTACGCTTGTGCTTCTTCTTTGGTTTCACAGCCATTTGCAGAGAGATAAGCAAATCCACGTAGTTTTTGCGCCAAGGCAACCATAGCAACTGATACAGCGGATGTATCAAGACCAGGAATACCTAAGATCCGTGGTTTCACACCTAACTGAGCCTCAGCTGCAAGCAAGGCTTTCATACCAGTGTATTTACCATTGACTGAACCACCGATGATTTCAGAAGTTTGTTCAGCCGCATCGGCTTTTTGTTCTACACGCACGACTACAGTTGCAGGATTGGTTTGATCTGCAATTGCTTGAAGTGAACGAGCCAAAGTACCCTGATCCCCTGCTTTATCCAAAGCAGCTTGAACATTGGTCAATAACACTGGTGTATTTAGAGGAAATTTTGTTGCATCTGCATCAGATGCAGTACAGACCATACCAATCACTGAGCTGGATACTGTACGAATGGGGCGAGTGCCATCATTGAGTTCTAAAACTCTGACACCATGGTGATAATCTAGAGCCATAAAAATAGCCTGTATTCTGGTTGGTTTTCAGATCACAGGCTTACAAATTGGCGTTTTTAAGTCATGAGTTAAGGTTTGTATATAAGTTATATACAAATGATTAAGGCAAAAAAAACCACGTTAAAACGTGGTTTTTAATTGAATATTGAAGTTTCTCAGTCTATGAAAATAATCTTCACAAGAAAACAATTACTTTAAGATAGTAACGTATACGGTGTGCTTCACCGATGTTATATCTGAGGTGAAGTTACGGTAGTAAATTTGAAGTGTATTAGCTGCTGTGACTTTAGCAATATATTCCGCTTTGTCAGGGCTAACTCCTGCACACTCAATGATAGCATTATCACCAATACTAATTCCTTGAATAATTCGAGAGTAAGCTTCAAATACACCATTGGCAACAGGAGTGAAATTCAATTCATAAGTATAAATTTTACCGAAATCGCTATCTAAGACCCATTTCGCCCCATCCCATGAAAAATATTTCTTGGAAGAAATTCCATATTCATTTGTACGTGCTTTAGTTCCAATTCCAACATATTTGAGAACAGATTCACCCGTGAGTGGAGGTGTACTTTGTGAAACACCAATATCATAAGCTAGGGGAGAAAATATATTGTTATCACCAATAGACACGATATTAAAACCACCGCCCGTTTTAAGTACCCCTTTTGATGGATGAATAATTGTATTACCCCGAAACTCATTAATGAAAGTATTACCATAGAGTTCAAGAGCTGAATCTTTTGGAAACTCAATACTATCTAATAAATTATAATCAATAATATTTCCTGTTATTAAGGCCCGCATACAATGATATAATCTAACCCAGCCAAATCGATTGTCCTTAATTTGTGTGTCAAACGATGTAACACTGGTGACGCTATTCCATATTGCTGCAATATTGTTAAGTACCTTTAAGTTATCAACACTGATCCAGGTTCTCATTTCCCCTTGTATTTCATTGTCTTTAATTAAATAGTTTTTCGCTTTTACTGCGGTATCTACTCTATTGAGATCAAGCTTCAATGGCGGCACACCAGTTCCGCGATAATTAGATAACATAGTGTTTCCACTAAATTCAAAATCATCAACATCTAATGTGCGAACTATTTTTTCCTTGAACGTACAATCTTTAATTTTAATACGTTGTGATTTATCAATTAAACCTACATAAGTAGAATTAATATGCTGTGTTACCATTCTGACAATTTGGCAACCCACTGCACCAAACATGATCCTAAAACCAAGTGCCAAGCCATCCACGAAATCATCCATTGATACGCAATCACGACATTTTGCACCGAAATAAATTCCAGCTACATTTGGACTGTAATAACTACCATTTCGATAAAATTTATTTCGCATGGATAAAATGCCAACAGCACCTGCATAGGTAATAAGAACAGCATCATGTTCAACCCCATCAAAAAAAGTACAGTCCTCAACAATTCCAGAATGAGAACCATATCCATACATGAGCTTTAAACGTGTATTAAAAATACAGTTATTAAAAATTGTATTGTAAGATGTTTGATCTCGGAAAGTGATTTCTCCCTCTAAATCACGATGACTGAAGGTACACTTATAAAAATACATATTGCATGAATATGTATGATCATAATAGTTGCCATGTAGTTTAAAGTTTAGGTTGTTAATTCTTGGAGTGATGTTATGTATTTTATAAATACGTGAAGTTTTGGTGGGATCAAGATCAAAATCTAAACCATTCGCAATCGTAATTGTGTTTCCCTCAATTGAGAGAATATTCGTAATTTGAGATGTAATACCTATTTTTTCAGGGTTTCTTCTGTTATCGGTATACCATTGATCACTATTATCTCCCCCATAATAAATCATTACACGATCCCCAACATTGAGGCCAAGCACTGAGGATAATGAAAGTGATATTGTTGATTTTGATGGTGCACCAACAATGTCATACGAAAGCATCTGTGTTGTAGAAATAGGTTTAGGACTTGTGTATATCGCATTATTGCCATTAATAACAACGTTATTACGGATATAAACCTTGTCACTTACAATATAGTTCGCATTAGGATTGCAGTCGATTTGACTTGGTCTAGAATCAAGCATAGCTTGCCATGCAATTAAGTCATCAGTGACTCCATCACCCTTAGCACCAAAATCTTCAGGCTTAACAGGTCTGTGTTTTAAAATTTCATTATCGACATATTGATGAGTTGCAAGTACAACATCTGGATCTATAACAAGTTCAAAGTTTGCAACATTATCAATTTGTAGAACCATACGGAATGTCATGATTCTTGCCGTGCCATCAGCGGGATTGGGTTTGTATGTTGACGGATAATTTGAATATGCAACAAGAATATCGCCAGAATAAAGACCTAATTCCCGAATATTAAAACCACCAATTGCAGAAGCAATAATTGCATCTGCACGTAGCCAGTTTCTATTATTAGGATCTGGTGAAATAGAATTAAGCTGTGTTCTATACACTTCATTTACAAGACTTATAAAACTTGCATCTGGTGTAGGCAGTTCACCACCACCATCTCCAAAAGCCATTGAAGTAATACCTAGTTTTGTCCCGTTCTGGATTGATTCTGTTAATAGCTCCAAACCTTTTTGTGTAAATACGGAATAATAAATTTGCTCAGCCATGATTAGGTTCTCGGATAAACTGTAGTTTCGTCATGTCCGTAATGGACAAAAACTGGGTAAATAAAGGGGATGGGTTGTTGTTGTTTTGGGTAAATTGTGACTTCTTCACCGTCATACATTGCACATGCAACATTTGAATCTCCCTTTACGGAAATCACATTTAGCTCAATTCCCTTAAGCTGCCTTGTTAAAGGCTTTGCATCATGAATAAGTTCAACCAACGTGTTGTATGATTTTTCAGATAGTGCCTGACCATTTGTATCAATCGTGATCTGGAATGTTCCTGGTACATTCATAGGACTTTCTTGCCACCACTCAAGAATAGTGAGTGAATAGCCAAAACTTTCTACGATTGAACGAAGAGCAAAGTTTGTTCCTTTATGTGTGTGGATTTTGATTGAGTTCTTGATTTGTGCACGTTTAACTTCATCGGGCCAGTCATCTTGCCAACGGTCTACAGAAAATTGCCAGGCTAAAATAGATAAGAAATCTGCTGGGGCATCATCAATACGAATTAAGCTTGATAAGTTGGTATTGAGTTCAGTTGATTTGGCTGTAGTCTCAACAATTTTCTTTTCGAAAGCTGTAGTATTTGGAGGAAGTAAATTCATTATTCATTCCTCACGCTAAGACGAATGGCTGTACAAGAAGCTGCTTGGAAATTATTAAGATGGATTTCAGCTGTGGGACTTATAAGCTCAACGCGCTCAACACCAGAGACTTTCAAAATAGAGTAGAGATCCGAAAAGAAGACACCTTTACCAATTCTCTTTGGTTCTTTGGTATAAGCAATAGTATTAGCTTGAGCTGCTGATAAAACTGGATCTGTTTCGGGCACATTTTTAGTGACAAGAACAGCTTCTATTTCATAACTGACAATTTCTGCTGATTGGACTTGTACTCGATCACCTGTAGGACGCTTCTTTTCGGCAGAAACGTACTTGTAGACAATATTGTTAAGTTCTTGTGTTGATGCATTATTCTCTGTGTCACGTTGGAGAATAGTTAAAAGTGCATGAGCTGGGGCTGGTGAACTGCATCTAACATCAGATACACGGCTATCAGCTGAAAGTGTATGAAACTCATAAGCAGATTCCGGGCCAGCAGTACTTAGGGCATCTAATTTCTTTTGAATACGATAGCGAAAATCTTCATCTTCTTCATAAACTGCTGAGGCTGGTGGTGTGACTGAATCATCAGCTGGTGTAATCACCAAACGATTTACATCAAAATTTGCACCCCAAACATCTAGGTCATTTCCTGTAGCAAATGCAAGTTGAGTGGCCAGTGCTTTCTCATTGATTTGATTCCGTAAGATCATTTCCCGGTAAGCATTTTCTTGTAAAAGCTTGGTGACTGGTTCACTTTCACGGCTCAGAGTTTTTCGAACATCTTCTTGTTCATCTTCTGGATGAAGTGAAATAAAGTATTCCTTACGTTCTGCCAAAATCGACTCATAGTCGATAACCTCAACGAAATTAGGTTTAGGTAAAGAATTAAAATCAACACTCATAGAGATGATCCCATTAACAGTGGAATATTTAAGTTAAGAGACTGACCAGTAAGGGTATGAACAGCTTCTAAATCGAGTTGCATACCACCAGCAAAGACCTCACTGACGTTTAAACTCTCGATACTGATCCTTTCTTCCCAACGTGACACTGGTGTATAGATTGCGCTGTAAAGTTTCACTTTAAGAACATCACTCATGGGTTGATCAATTAGATCAGCAACAATAGATCCATATTCCCGTCGCATTACTCTGCTTCCAAGTGGAGTAGTCACAATGTCTTCGATCGATTGCCTAATACTTTCAATTTCTGTGATTGATAAACCTGATCTTCTCGACATCATGGAATCGGTCCTCCAGTGGTACCACCACTATCACCAGGATGTTTATGAAGTTTGAGGCTAATTTCGCCTGCTTTCACATCACCCTCTGTACTAAAGTCTCCACTTGAATGGCTTGACCCTTGTACTAACTGGCTCCCACCAACAGTGTTATTCCCAGTCATGGCTGTACTGCCATTGGTTTGCACATTACCGTTTGTGGTTGAGTCACCATTAGTGATGAGATTTCCATTAATGGTGGTATCTCCATTAATAGTTAATCCTCCAGACGCAGTCAGTATTGCAGTTGCATTGTCTGGCAAGATTGCCTGTAAAGAATGATTTTTAGTGTCGTAACTAATGACAGCACCATCCTCAAAAACCCGTAATTTAATATTTGGATCTTGTGATGGCGTAGGAAAGTCTTCGTTATTTAAACCTACAACGACAATGCCAAGCTCAATGACTCCACATGGACTAAGTACAATGCATTCTTCGCCCTTAGTTGGTAAATCATGAGTGGAGTCTGTTCCAGCTCTTAAATTTAATAGACGTAGTTCTTTAGTTACGATGTCACCTAAATTGACTGTAACTGTATGAAAAGGACTAGACGGGGTTACGGTCTTGATACGACCTAAACGGATCGTATTTTCAAGACGACGGATGGTTTCTGCATTCATGCTGCAATCGTTATGCAGCTAAAGGTTTAATGCATTTGGTTTGGTTTGTATGTCAGTTATATACAAGTGGTTTTATTTTGAATCGAAGAGCTTTAAAACATCGTTTTCTATGATTTCTACTTCTGCATCAGTAAATCCAAGTAAGATTCGTTGAGCATATCTGACTTTAAATGTACGACCGTTATACTTCAAAGTATCAACTAAACCATCCTGGTGAATTCGTGCAAGCTTTGATACTCGTTGATCAAAACCAATAGTCACACCATCAGAGATTTTTTCTATTTTCATGAATTTTGCTGTTTTCAACTTCATGAACATCTTTCTTTTAATTTGACCCTTTTTATTTCTTAAATTTTTTCTAGGTATATAAGAACTTCCATCAGGATTTTGTTGACGTGTAATTCTTTGGCTTTGGCTTGCACGAACTTTTCGAGCAATCATCATTGCAAATTTACGACGTTCAGCATCACTTAATCTCGTTAATAACGCATTAAGGTGCTCGGAAAGAAATTCAAGCTCAGCCATTTATAAAAAATACTCTTGCTGCGGATCTCTTGATACCCAAGATGCAAGCTCGATACCATCTTTATCAAACAACGTAACTTGTTTTGATTCTTCAGCTTTATGATATTGCGGTTCGTCAGGATAATCGACGCTAAGACCTTCACTAGTTTGCTTAACAATAACACGCTCAGTTAATGGCATTTGAATAGCCAAATCGACTTTATCATTTGCCAAAATTTCAGCTTCAAACTTAATGCCAGATTTGACTTTATCTAGGTTGGCCATTAGTTCAGATTGGTTCACCCGGACCCAGTCCAGTACTGGAATACTAACTGCAGCAAGCTCTCCAGCATAATCCGTCAGAATCATAGTGAGTGTATAGGCATATTCAAATGATAAGCCATTTGCCATCGTACTCCGCACCGCACCCTCATCAACAAAAATGAGAATGCGGTCTGGGTCACGACATAGTTCAGGTATAGCAGCAAGTAAATGTGCTCTTAAACTTTGTGGTTTTTTCATGCAGCTTTGATCCCCCCATAAATAGGTTCCAAATGATCGTATTCTTTTTGGAATTTGGCTTGATACCCTAATTTTTTATAATTTGGACCATTATAAAGTGTGAATACGATATCCCAATTTTCTGATCGCAGCGCATCAATTAAAGTGACCTTTTTCTTATCAAAAGTACCTGTTTTCCATTCAATGAAACGGATAAAAGCTTCTAACTGATAAGACTCACTAGCAAACTGTTGTTCAACAAATTCTTGTACAGATGCATAACCCAACTGTTTCCAGTTTTCACCCATAACTTGAAATTGCCCCCAACTCGTCGACATCAAAGCACTATCAATATCGATTTGTTTAGCTTGTTCCAAACGAACATATTCAGCTTCATTACCCTGATATCCACCTGTTTTACGGTTCACAATATTAGGACGTTCGGCAGCCATTTTATCTGCAAATGCAGTTCCTTTTTTCAGCCTTAAATATGCATACATACGATGGCGTTCAAATAGAATTTTAGGTTTACCATTTTTAAGAAAACCGACTCCCCTGCCTTCGACTGCACCAAAAACACGGATGGTAAGTTCTGAAACTTTTAGACGTTCAGCTGCTTTTTTATAATCACTATCTTTAAGTAATTTAGATGTATTTTGATCAAATAGAGCTGCTCTTGTTTTGTCCCCTACTTTGCCATCAGCTACTAAGTTTTTTTGCTTTTGAAATGTAATGACAGCGAATTCAGTTGATGCACCAAAATTACCATCTATGGAAAGTTCTTTTCCTTTAACACCTTTAAAACCAAGCTTTTTCAGCTGTTGCTGCAATGTAATGACATCATTACCTTTTGATCCAAACTTTAAAATCATGTTGTGCTCCAGATAAGTTTTGCGACATTACCCTTTGCCCGGCAAATAAGTACGGCCAGAAGTACTGCAAAAATTGCATCCCATAAAGTGACTGGATCTTTAAAAAACAGGATGTGAATTGACTGACCAATAAATGCAGCAATAAGTATCGTGGCTAAAATTGAAAAGCCACGACGATGATTAAGCCCTTCAGCATCAAAACAAATGATTCGTAGGCCACAGATCAGGTATGCAACAAGTGCAATCAGTTGAAACATAATTTCGATCATGACTTACCTCCTCCACGAAATTTATTCCAGATGTCAGTTAAGCTGGATTGATCCACCCAAACCATAATTTTTAAAATAATTGGTAATGAAAAAATAGAAGCGATCATCCCTGCGGTAGCATCATTAGTAATGAAGGTTCGGGTGGTCACTTCTGGTGCTAACAAATATCCAAAACCCACAGCAATAATCATTGTTGAGAGTCGTTGTAATGGTTTTAAATCTTTTTTGGTTGTAGCAAAAAGAGCAGCTCCGAAAACTGCTCCAAGTAAGGCATTACCATTTACGAATGGGAGCAATGAAGCTGCGCTAATTGATACTGCTGTTACAGCTGCTGTTGTAGTTGGTTCTGGCATTATTAATCCCACAGTTGGACAGTTTGTTTAATTTGTTGTGGTGTATCGATATCAGGAAGAATCACTGAAGTGCCAATCGGTAGAAAAACACCGACATTCGCTAAATTGGGATTCGCTTCAAGCACTTTTTCAACCACGCCTGAACTGCGTCCGTAATATCGCCAGCATATTGAATCGACGGTATCGTTCTGAATTGCTGTTATGGTTTTGCTCATGGCTTAATCCTTACAGTCCAAGCTCTCAATAATTGAAACTTCGCACTCATAAGTTGTTGGATTAATGCCCCCAGAGTTAGGAATAATTCGGGATTCAGTTTTTAAACTATTTTTCGTTAAGTCTAGACCTAACTCTGCTGCTATTTTTTCAAGAGCTAAACGCTCTAAAGATTTTTGGTCAAATCGATAGCTATGAGTACGTTGATGCTTTTCTACAGATGTGATTTTCATTTTCATATCAACTCCACAACACTATGGTTTTCACCTTTAAGTTGTTGAATTGCCCATTGCTTATTTCGTCGATAATCTTCAACTGAACATTCAGTTACTTCAGATTTTTTTACACCTGAGTTTGTGCTGTCATAATTTCGATAGTTTTCATTTACTTTTGCAGCTACCCCATTCGAGACCGCTGACAGGTAAAGAACTTCAGTATCTGGTTTACCGTCAATCTGATTAACAGCTAAATCCACCAGTTTTTCGGCTTTCATCACAAGGCCTGCAAGCAGCCGATTTACATCAATGATTTCTTCGCGGATAACTTGTCTTAAACGTAGATCAGTGATGGATCCGTCGATACGAACAACATTTCGTATTTCATCAAGAGAAATATCAGGAAAGAATGTGCCACTGGAAATAATGATATTGCTTGGTGTAACAGCACCATTTGCGACAAAACCCATTTAGATCTCCTTCATAGTGCACTGGGAGGGGCAATGGCTCGTTGAAGATTTACTGTGATGTGAAGATCACGACCATTGCACTCCAGTGCGGTGCGGGGCACTTATTCAGATGTCGGTACCAAACTGCCGTGGTTATCAACCACTGGTGTTCCATTTTGATTTAACAAAACGTTGGTGACTTCTGGTTGTTCTGTTTCATTAACCACTGGATTTTCATTTAATAAAACATTAGTGGCTTCTGGCTGTGTAGATTGTTCAGATGACTGAGATTCGTCTTTATTAAAGATTGCATTCAATTTACTGGCTAACTTCGTCATCTTGTTTAGATCAGTACGACCGCCACATTTGTCATCGAGCTTACATGCCTGGTCTAAGAAATCACGAGCACGGGTTGCATGCACAAGATCCACTAACTCTTCACCAGTGACAAAACGCATTTCAGTTTTACCTAAGGCTAAGTAAAGCTTGGCTTTTACTTCATCAGGCATATCACGCTTTGATTGAGCCAATGTTTCATCTGTAATTAACTGCTCTAGACGCTCTAATACAGTGATATCAACGGCAACATCTGTTTTAAGTGTTTTTAAAAACTCATCAGCAATATCTTCAGTAATAAAACAGGCTTCAGAACGCTCAAAACGGTCTGGTAGTTTTAAGCCATGCTCAAGAACATATTCAGCAATATCAAGTGCAAATTCATAATCACCGATATCAATTGCCCAAACTAAAATCTCAGTGATAACTGTGTCTTGAACACCAGGCTTCACTTCTAAAATACCTTCAACATAAGGTTTATAATTTGGAAGTAACTGGCGTTTCAGTTCGATTTTATTTTGTTTTGACTGAATATTTTTGAGACGATTTTTATCACTGTTGAGCTGCAAAAGTTGCTGCTCATAGGCGTTTGTATTTAGCATGGTACCGAACTCCGCAGCTATTTCAGCTGCGGATTTGGCCTGATGCTGTTGGAAATGCTTTCGAGCCAAGTTCATATTAAATTACTCCGGCTGAATTTCGATGTTTTCAGCCATACAAGCAAGACCGAGATCTTCGATGTAATAATCTTCATTCGAAGACTCATAGTTTTCGATCTGGTCACGTTTTGGATTGTCAATGACTGTACGACGACGAGCACCCTCTTGAACATAAATCGATAAGTTATCGAAAGTAGTTACAAAGATGATTCCTTCAGGGAAAAACGGTACTGAGTAAACAGGCAAACCACCCATTCTTTTTTGGCTGATAATGATGTCTGCAGCCAATTTTTCAGTGTTGTCTTGGTCTTTGTTTACGAGTGGGAAATACTTATCCGAAACAGTTTTTCGGTTACACATTACGACTAAATCTGGATTTCCTTGGTGAACGTCGTCGATCATTTCATCAACAATATTCATTACAAGTGCATCAAGGTTTTTATAGTCGCCCGTTTTACCAATTGTAATCTTGTTTACTGTGGCACCTGATTTCATCACACGCGAAGCATTTTCTTCACGCATCTTTTGCAACCAGCCTTTATTAACATCTTGTAATAAAGGATTCGCAGCAATATCTGTATTGGCCGCGATGCTAGTACCATTAAAACCAATCATGATCCGATCAAGAGCTTGACGTTTTACGATAGCACCACGGAATCGGCTATAGAAATCTTTAAATTTTGCCCATTGATCAAGTTTTGCATATTTAATTGCTGTGTCGAAATCGGTTTTACGGCAAAAGTAAAAACGCTCATCCATACTCGTTGGATCAGTTGCTTGACGTTCAGTAGCATCTGTATTGGTACGAGAAGCAATAGGACGAGAAATTCCAAGACCAACGGCTGAACCTGATTGTTCAGGAACAACAAAAATATTAATTTTCTTCAAAAATTCAGAAGACTCTTGGATTTTATCTTCAAGTTTTTGTTGAACCGTTGGAGTCACATTAAATTTTTGTGAAACCTTTTCAACGCCATTGAGTTTGGCTAACTCAACCATGACCTTGTTGTACTTAGCACGTGTTTCTGTACGCATTTTTTTTACTCTAAATATGAATTAATAGATTGCTGGAATCGACTGAATTAACAGTCGATTTCGCCGATTTCTTCTGAAAATTTGCTGTTGCTAGAGTGCGGTCGTGGTTGACCTTGGGGTTCTTGATCCAGTTTGTTTTTTAGCTGGTTAAAATCAGACTGAAGCTGCTCATGTTTGATTTTTAACTCTGCAAACTCGGTACCTTGATCCACTGTTTGTTGAGCAATTTCGAGAATAGCTTGTTCACTTTGACTAAAATTTTCTTGAGTCTGCTGCTGTTGCTGTTCTTGAGTTTTGAATAAATTTTTAACTTTGTTGTATAAGTCACTCGCAAATGACTCTTTAACTTCTTCGAATTCGAACTGTGTTTCTTGAGCAGCACTGAATAAATTTTCAGGACGTAATTTTTTGGCTTTGAGTGGGTTTTCAGTTGCTCCAGCTGCAAATGAAAGCATTTCAGTACCAAGAGATGCAGGACTATCCGTAACTGCAAGACCGACTAAATAGGCTTGGCCAGTTTTTGCAAAATTTTCATCGACTTCGATAGACGTATAAATTTTTTGATTTTTCTGGTTGAGAGCAATCAAATTTTCATTTGGTTGGATCTGTGCAAATAAGGCATCTTTTTGTTCGCCATTAATCGTAACTTTTTCAGATTTGAGGGCGATCACATCACCATACGCACCAAAAATGCCATCTGGAGAAACGCCCTTAATGTGCTCTAAATTGATACGAGCACCATAAGTGTTCAGATTGTAAGTCTGTGCCATTTGGATGATCCATTCAGATTGAATTTCACGACCATCCGTAGTGTCACCAGCCACGGCAACTCGAAACCATTTCGATTTAAATTTTTTCGGCTGTGTTTTATCAGTCATTCTGCTGTACCTGTTGCAAGGTTTTTTCGGGCAATTTCAATAGGTGCAGAATGGGCAATATTAGTTATGTGTAGCAATTGAGCATGCTTGTATATAACTCACATACAAATTGCCATGACTGATAAAAGCGAACTTGCCTGCCATCGTTTGCGGATGAAATCAAATCAATCCGCAAGATATGAATGAACTCTCTCAATTAGCTAATCTTGAGCTCATACTCGACAACAAATTAAAAGCCAAGTTTCTTTTTTGGCTTGGCTGGAAAATTGTCGATATAGCTGAAGCGCTAGACGAAAATGAACGTACAGTACAGGCTTGGAAAACCAGAGAAGAGTGGGATAAAACACGATCAGAAAGTCGTGTCGAAGAGGCATTGACAGTTCGTTTAATGACACTCACTTTAAAGAACAAAAAATCGAGTGGCGATTATAAAGAATTAGGCGAATTATTTAAAAATTATAAAGAATTTGCCCGAATTGAACGTTATAAGGAAGGAGGCAATGAAGCGGATCTTAATCCAAATATTGCCAAGCGTAATGCAGCACCTAAGAAGAAAAAAGAAAACAATCAGTTTACTGAAGAACAAGTTGAACAACTTATATCAGCTTTTGAAGATAGCTTATTTGACTATCAACGCGATTGGTATAAAGCAGGCAATCAACGTACTCGAGTAATCTTAAAAAGTCGTCAGATCGGTGCAACTTGGTACTTTGCCCGCGAAGCATTGGTCGATGCAGTTAAAACTGGCCGCAATCAAATTTTTCTATCTGCTTCTAAAGCTCAGGCTCATATTTTCAAAGAATATATTAAAGGTTTTGCTTATGAAGCATGTGGTGTTGAGCTGGTCGGAGATCCGATCGTACTTCCTGATAATAATCAGGCTTCACTATCATTTTTAGGTACAAACTACAGAACGGCTCAAGGTCACCACGGTAACTTTTATTTTGATGAGTTCTTTTGGACGTTTGGCTTCAATGAATTAAACAAAGTCGCGTCAGCAATGGCTTTGCATAAAAAATGGCGTAAAACCTACTTTTCAACGCCTTCGACGATGGCACATGAAGCATATACATTCTGGACTGGAACACGTAATAACCGTGGTCGACCTAAAGACCAAAGACTTGATATCGATGTATCACATGACTCACTGAAAAATGGTCGTTTATGTGAAGACCGGATGTGGCGTCAAATCGTTACGATATTAGACGCTGAAAATGGCGGGTGTGATTTATTTGATATTGAAGAATTGCGATTCGAATATTCACCTGAAGAATTTGCAAATCTTTTGATGTGCCAATTTATTGACGATGGTGCATCTATTTTCCCATTAGCAATGCTTCAACCATGCATGGTGGACAGTTGGGAAGTTTGGGCTGATGACTACAAACCATTTCATAGTCGACCGTATGGAAATAATCCAGTCTGGATTGGGTATGACCCAGCCGAAAGCGGTGATAGTGCTGGCTTGGTAGTTGTTGCTCCCTCCCCTGTTCCTGGTGGAAAGTTCCGTGTACTTGAAAGAATCCAATTCCGTGGAATGGATTTTAAAAATCAAGCTGAGATGATTCGCCAAACAACACTACGTTATTACGTGACTTATATCGGCATCGATATAACAGGTATGGGTACTGGAGTATCTCAATTAGTTAAACAATTTTTCCCGAATGTCACCGAATTCAGCTATTCACCAGAAGTCAAAACAAAGCTTGTACTTAAAACAATGGATGTAATTAGAAATGGCCGTCTGGAGTATGACGCAGGCTGGACTGATCTTTCTCAATCATTAATGAGTATTAAAAAAACCCTTACAGCAAGCCAGCGTCAAATGACCTTTACAGCTGGACGATCTGAAGAAATCGGACATGCGGATCTAGCCTGGTCTCTTATGCATGCAATTTATAACGAACCACTTGAAGGCCAAACACAAATGAATCAATCTTTCATGGAGATCTATTAATGAATCCCCTATCGACTGCAAAAAATTTAGTTAGTTTTGCCAGAAGCCAATTACCAGTTTTTCAGAGCAAAACAACCAAACAAGAATCAATGGCCTTTACTTTTGGTGATGCCGTTCCAGTACTGAATGGAAATGAATTATCAGATTACATGGAATCATGGTTCAATGGCCGCTGGTATGAACCTCAAGTCAGTATGAGTGGTTTGGCCAAATCATATAAATCGACACCATATTTAAATAGTGGAATTATTTTCAAACGTAATTTTCTGGCTAATCTTTTTATTCCGCATGCAAAGTTAAATAGAAAAGCATTTGAACAAGTTGCATTGGATTATGTTTGGTGTGGAAATACTTACTTAGAAGAAATCAAATCACGACTCGGAAGTGTAATTCAGTACAAACCAGCTTTAGCAAAATATATGCGTCGTGGTGAATACTCTGATCAGTTCTTTTTACTTTGTGATGACCATAAAGGCTATCAAGAATATGAATTTTATAATCGTGTTTGCCACATTCGAGAAACAGACATTGATCAGGAAATTTATGGAGCACCTGAATACATATCTGCTTTGCAAAGTGCATGGCTAAATGAATCGGCTACTTTATTTCGTCGTAAGTATTACAACAATGGATCTCATGCTGGGTTCATCTTATATGTGAATGATGCAGCACAGGATCCTAATGATATTACAGCTTTGCGTCAGGCTTTAAAGGATAGTAAAGGACCAGGTAACTTCCGTAATTTATTTTATTATGCTCCTGGTGGAAAAAAAGATGGTATCCAGATCTTGCCTGTTTCTGAAATTGCCGCAAAGGATGACTTCACCAATATTAAATCAATCACGCGTGACGATACTTTAGCGGCACTCCGCATACCTCCACAACTCATGGGGATTGTTCCAAATAATACTGGCGGTTTTGGTTCAATTAAAGATGCAGCAGACGTGTTTTATCAAAATGAAATTGCTCCACTCCAGTCACGCATTCAGCAGCTCAATGAGTGGGCTGGTGATGAGATCATTAGATTCAAGGAATATGATTTAAAAAACGTAACCTAATCATTTAAAAACAACAAAGCCAGCATTAGCTGGCTTTTTTTATGCAATTTTAGCAACAATTGCACAAATGAGAATAATTATCATCTATATCACAGGCCACTAGCTCCAGCGCAGTCACCCGCGCGCCTGCGGTTCATCTAAATGAGGCTATATTACTGCACACTGTTTTACTGCGTAATGAATATAGAGAACCTATGAAACTTAGGCTATTGAGAAGAAAAAATGGGAAATCGGATACTGCATATTACTACGGCACTACAGTTTGAATAACTTCTATATGCTCTAAAGGATGACCAACTACAATGGCTTGTCCTTTATCGCCTATTTGCAAATAAAGTCTGGATAAAACATTGTCATTATATTTCACACGCCATTGGTTATATGGCTCATATTCTGACTGTAAAAATATAACTAAACCAATTTCACCAGATGGATGTTGAATTAAGTCATTTTCAAAAATTGGGTTTCCTAAGTAATCTAACCAAGGAGCTATTTTATTGGTTTTGGAAAGTTCTTCTCTCTGCAATAAAAAACTTTTGTATTGATCAAATTCGCTTTGCAT